CGGGTCAGGTCGTGGTACAGCGCCAGCTTCAACTTACCGTTGCGCGCCGTCTTCACGCTGGTGAACGCCCCCTTGACGATGACGTCATCGCCCAGGTCGACGTTTTCAAACACCGCGGCGTAACCCTCGAAGTTGCCGGCGTCGTCGGCCGCCTTCACCTCGAATGGGCAATCAAGCTTGCTGAGCATTTTTCTGTATCTCCCACCGGGTAACCTGGTTGTATTCATCGCCTTCCAGCGGCAATTCGTTTTCCTTCTCGCGAACTTCGTTGATCGTCATCCACCCTGAACCGCCAGACCCGCCGAGCGCTGCCTGGTAGTACGAAGCACGCCCGGCGCTGTCGGCACGTAGCAGACCCTCGACCTTGAACTCGATGAAGCGCGAGTACTTGCCGTAGACCTTGTCGTTGAACTCGTCCTCAACCACGTCGATGTAGGGTTTCAGGCCGAAAGTGATGAAGCCGGTGAGCTGCTGCTCGAGGTTGGAGCCCATGATCGAGGTCTTGCCAGCGCGGTTGGCCAGCCAAAGCGGAACACCGTAGATACCGGCCATGGCTTCTTCTTGAAACTGCTGGGACTCGATGAATTGGGCGTCTTTCTGACTGAGGCCGGCAGGCACGATCTTGGGATTGCCCTGCAAGATGGCCATCTTGCCGATGTCGTCAGCATCACCCTTACGAACGTCCGGAAACTTGGCCATGATCTGGGCTTCCTGCTGCTTATTCAGGAAGTTTTCGTAGATCACGTACCCACCGGTGAAGCCGCCTTTACGCATGAACCGCGACGACCACTGTTGACCAGCCTTAGCGAGGCCCATCGTCTCCGCCTGATACTCAATCGGCGAGAGCCCGACAACCCCGTCCAGGCTGAACAGCTTGAAATGGAGCATGTTCTCGGGCGATACCGGAAAAGGGGCGCCTTCTGCGGGTGTCACGACATAAATAAGTCCATCCTCAATGCCGATCGTCACCGTGTCGTACTTCAGCGGCACGAAACCGATGGGTTCGCCGTTGCGATTGCGCTCGATCAGCGCGAATGCATTACCCCGAATTGCCATGTTCACCACGACGAATTTCAAGAAATTCAGCATCGTCATGTATGGGTTTGGCTTTCGGAGGAGCTTCAGTGCCCGGTCGTTGCCCGTAACCTGCTTGCGGCCACCCTTGGCGTCGTCGTAAAGCTTGAGCGGAAGCCCGCTCAGCGACTCGGAAAGGATCTTCACGCAGGACCAGACCATGCTGATTGAAAGCGCAGTCCTGGTGGTGACCTTGACGCCTGCCTTGGTAGTTTTTCCTCCGACCTCCATGTCGACTTCGACGTAGTTACCCGTCGCCGGATCGGTGTATCCGAAGAAGCCCCAGGTGCTTGGGTTGTACCAACGAAATGCCATGGTCAGCCTACTAGTCCGAAGAATCCGTTGTTGAGGTAGTCGTCCATGCCGCCCTTCGCCTCTGGATTCAGAGAAAGCAGCGATACGGCGTTGAACGTGGCCATGAGTGGGTCGATTTTCGCGGTTCCCGAAGCCTGTTTTGTAATGAGAAATGCGTTCGCGGACGGCACGCCCTTGGCGTTACCACAGGCCCATGCCATGAGCGCTTGTCCACAGTGCAGCAGCGCGCCTTCTGCGAGCTTGCGTTCTGTGGTTTTGATCGCGCCGGTGAGCTTCCAGCCTTGGGAAATACCGATGATTTGATCTTCCTCGATGCCGACATCCGCCAGCGCATCGAGCACGGCGCCGATCCCGGCAGGGTCAAGCCCAACCTTGTCTAGCAAACCAGCCTGGTTGATTCGCGCGACGATCGACGCCAGATGCTCGACGTCATCCCCGATCTTTTTGACGAGAGTCAGGTCGCCGGCAGCGGCCAGATCCATCAGCCGCGGCGCCTCGGACTTCCGGCGCTCCAGAACGGATGGATGCGCGTAAGCGTGTGCCCAGTGCAGCCAGGTCCGGGACTCTCGAACACGCCCCATGACCGCCAACCCCAGCAGGTCATCAAGGCCGCCGCCGTCGACACCGACCTCTACCACTTCACACTGCTCGAGCAGAGAGTCAAGGCTCAGCCCGGCCATTGTCTGGGGTTCCCAGAAGTCCGCGCCGACCCAGCTATCAGACATCAGCGCCAGGCCGATCTCGATGTTCAGGAATTTGGCGAGAAACCCTCGAATCTCGGCTTCGCCGTCGATTTCGGCCTGCATGAACAGGCGTTCAAGGGTCGCCCTGTCCACCGAGTAACCCATGTTCGGGTTTACTAAATGGAAGTTTTGCGGGACCCGCGCCTCACCGCTCTTGATCATCTCCGGCGGGAATTCGTAGATGACCGGCAGGAAGCGAGGGTCATCGATACGGCCGTCGCGCACACCGCGCGCATAACTCAGCTTCGACTTGAATATGCCTGCGGGTGGCTCATTCGATTGCGTGGTCAGCCAGATGATGAAGCCTTCAGGCCTGGACAACAGGCCGCCCGTGGCTTCGCGGATCATGTCCGGCGCTTTCACGTTCTTGCCGAACAGCCAAGCTTCGTCGATCAGCACTCCGACCGCTTTTTTACCACCGACGACGTCGCTATCTGCCGCCACAACCTTGAGTGTCGCGCCAGTCTCGCGATGGGTGATCAACCTCATATGAGGCTGAACATGCATGAGCGCGCTCAGCTCTTCATCGTGCTTGATCATCGCCGCGGCAGGCTTGAACGAGTTATCTGCAATCTCTTTGGTCGGCGCGAGAATGATGAACTCGGCTTCGAGCCGCCAGTTGCGGATTAAGGCCGTCAGCATGATCGCGGCCGCGATGGTAGATTTCGAATTCTTCTTCGGAATGCACAGGAAGTATTCGCTGATCAGGCGCTGCCCGGTTTCGCTGTTGTAGCTGCCAAAAATTGCCCCGGCGAACGCCAATACCCAAGGGGCACAAGCCGTTTCCATTGTAGGGCTGCCAGGGGCATCCACAATCTTTAGCGAGCGGAATACCTCAAGGCCTTCATCAGCTTCAGCAGGAAACAGCGGATCCGGAATGATCGATTCGCGAGCGGATAGACGCCGCCACCAGTCAGGGCAGGCAGTGGTCCACAGCATTGATCACCCCTTCACAACTGAGAGCGGCGGCTTACCCGCAGAGAATTTGCCCTTGCTGGCTTCTTTGGACGCCTCGGCCTTCTGCTCCTTTTTGCCCGCCTCACCTTTTTTGCCGTGCACATAAGGCAGAGAGGTCTGGGCAGCGTTGCGGCGATCGAAGACTTTCGCTTTCGGCTCATTCATCAGAGCCAGCAGCCAGACCAATGGATCGTCCGTGTCAGGAAGGCAATCAAGGTACTCGCCGCCCTGGTCTTCCTCATCCGGAACAGCCTCATCAGGATCAGCGCGCTGTTTACGCTTGCGCTCGGGGTTAACAGTCAGCTCCTGACGCTTGGCCAGAATTGCAGCAGCAATCTTCGGGTCATTGGCCCAGCGGGAACCCGCTGCAGCAGCGGTGGAAGCCTTACATCCTGCGGCTTCGGCTGCTTCTCTGTTGGACGCACCTCGGGCCTTAGCGTCAACAAACTGTCGTTGTTTGTCTGTTAACACCATTAACAAAAAACCTTAGGGTCAAGAAAAAAAGTGCGGATGGGATCGGGCGCGGTCTGGAAGTGATCGACCCCCTATATTTAGACGCCCCCCCTGATAGAGCCAACCTAACGCACCATTTCGGTGCGCAGACTGGTGAGAATCTGTCTCATTTCCGACAGACGGTACAGCTACCACCTACCAGCCTTCGACGCAGCCTCTTCGGCCTGCTTCACCGAGTCATGGCAGGGCTTACACAGGGTCTGCCAGTTGGCTCGGTCCCAGAACAGAGTCATGTCACCCTGGTGTGCAACGATGTGGTCAACGACCGTGCCCGATGTGACGCGACCGTCACGCCCGCAGTACACGCAGAGCGGGTGAGCGTTGAGCCAACCCTCGCGCGCCTTCTGCCACTTGTAGCCGTAGCCACGTTGGTGTGCAGTAGCCTTGGTCGCGCGCCATGAGTTGGTATTGACGATGGTCAGCCGTTCACCTTGGGTCTTCACCCTGCTTCCCAGCGTCTTCAACCTTGGCATGAGGGTCAGCCTTACGTGAAGGGTTGATCAGAGACCGAGCCCGGTCAGCGGCAATGGCGAACCACTTCGCTGCTCTGGCGCGTCGTGCCGCACATGCAGAGCAGATCATTAGGCAGTGGCCGCTTCTGGCGCAGGCTGATCGGCTGCCTTCTTGATCAGGAGCACATCAGAGCCGCCTTCGAGAAC